AATTTTCCACTAAACATACTAACAAGTTATATTACCCATAATTTCTAGAAACTGATCATAATGAGCTCTTTCTGTAATATTTAATGCCGGTATTTCAAATGATTTAAGTGACCATACATCACCTACTACATCAATATTATCTGTGCTATGTAAAAGTACACCAGAACATAATTCTTTATGATAGTAGTAATAGTCATAACCATTTTGACTTTCGGTATCGGTAATCTCAACTTTTTGAAAGTCAAGATCTATTAATTCTTGTTCAGTCATCTTAATCTAAATTTCTATATAAAATACTAATGAGGACTGCATATATGCAATCAATCATCCCATCCATGATTGTTTTCATCTTTACTTAGTGAATAAATTATTAATACTGCAACTATGACACATATAATTGCTCCTATAGCAAATTCCATTATTTTTTCTTTTTAGGTAAATACTTTTTCTCAAACTTCTCCCAACCTTTTGGATCAAACTGTGTGACAAGCAAATCAAGTTTTATTTCCTCTTCATGTTCATCACACATTCCAATCCCTTTGATATCTAAATCAGGACTATACCTTTTGGTAGCCGGAACTCCACATTTAATACATTCCATCATTCCATGTTTAAATTGTAATCATTCAATATCTCTCTGATCTTATCTCTAACATGCTCGTAAACTTTATCTTCATGAGCTGGTAGATTTTCATTATACTTTAATTCAGCTCTCAAGTATTGATCAAGATCCCATACTGCCATTTTCCATTTATAACCATCTAATGCAGTTCTTGCATCTTCAAGTTCATCCTCTTTAAATTTTAAAATTAGTTCTGCCATTACTTATTGTTATTCATAAATATTTCAATATTAATTACATCTCTAATATAATCAATTTCAGTGTATTTATCATTATCAGTGGTCCATACTCCCATATCTTTTATTCTATTATCTCTTAAAGTTAATAAAGAATAAGCCATAATGTTTGCATTGTCTTCATCTGAACTATCCAACATCCCGAGCATATTATCTTTTTCTACTTCAGTAACATAACCTAGTTTAACAAGTAAATTTAATTCTGATAGAAAAATAAATGGTCTGAAATTTCCTGCTTTGGTACCTGCTGCATACATATACCATAAATATCCAATATTACTGTCATTTGGCTTTGCAACTCCCCAATGTTCATTACAAATATCCTTAATTAATCCTTTAATTTTTGGATCACTAAAATTTTTTATCATGCTTTTAAAAATTTAAATATTGCTCTTAGTTTATTGTGTTCATCTATCAACCATTCTGGAGTAAATGTTTCAGCATGTTCTATAATTTGAACTCTTGTGTTAAGAGCTACATCATGGGTAAAATTTACTATCCAAACATTACTAAAATAAAGTTTAAATTCAACACTTACATTCATTTTAATAGTAATATAACTATATTGATGATGATTATTGACAGATCTATGAAAACCATACTTTACAAGCTTCTTACCTATTAATTCTGTTTCTCTTAGTGTCATAACTAACCATCTATAAATTTATGAAATGCTATCAAACTCTTACACCACTGATGTATAGGACCAAAGATATCTTCATGTCCAGTAACAAAATCCTTTGTAAGTCTTGTATTTGTTCCAGATAAAGCAGCTTCAACTATATAGTAATCAAAACTATTAGATGAATGTATTACTACTTCAACAGTCCAGCTATTACCAAAACCATTGTGATAAAAAACATTGTCTTTACCCTTTACTGTAAAATAACCTAAAGCTTTTGCTTGTTTTCTACATCTTTCTATATCTATTTCTGTCATGACTAAAATATATATCTAATTGTATTCCAAGGAATATACTCATCATGTAAATCAACAAACTCTTTAATATAATCAGCTTTTCTATTATGTTCATACCTAATGTTCTTTCCACCATACTGTGATACTTTTCCTTCCTGTATTTTAGGTACCCAAAGTAATTCTTCTCCTGGAAGTTTATTCTGTAAATTATACAAATGCTTCTGTTCATTATGAGTCAAGAATATTACTTCAGCTTTCACATCTCTAGTATCCCATCCATTTATATTAGCATGTCTACTAACTAAGTGAAATAAAAATTCATACTCTGTAAGCCAAAGATCATGAACTATAACTGGACTAAAATTTAAATGAACTTCATATCCAGCATCAAGAAATCTAGGTACTGCATTTAATCTTAAATCAATTGCACTTGTATTAGGTTCTAAAACTTTTCTCCATTTTTCAGGCATAAGACTAAATCTTATTCTAATCTTACCTTCTGGATTAAAATCTAAAAGGTCCTTATTTACATATTTAGTAGCAAATGAACCCATAGCAAGTGGATGATCTCTGAAGAATGCAAAGATTGTTTTCCAGTCATGATATTTTGCATGCAGAGCAAAGTCTTCATTACATGAAATATCATAAGTTACATACTCTCCTGTTTGATTTGGTTTCTCTACAGTAGAGAAATATGCATGTGAATTAATCTCTGTCAGGATATCCATAGTATTTGTAGCTACAGATAATCCTTCCGGCTTATGTCTTTTCATATAACAGTAAGTACAGTTATACAAACAGCCATGACCAAAGGAGGGACTGATAAAATCAGTACTCCTCCCACTTGGTCTTATGATCATAGATTTTCTAGTAACTTTTTGAATTACCATATCCAGTTTAATACTTCTGGATGAAAATGTGAAAAGAATAAAAATACAATAGTTCCCATTGATAATGCAGAATCTAATCTTTTAAATTGCACTAATGTCTCCCAATATTTTCTTCTTTTTAAATATTTACTTATTGGACTTTGTATAATTGACAAAGCAAATATAAATAAATAGACATACCACAACTCACTAATAGCCATTCCTAATATTAAGAATACTAAATAAATTAATGAGAAACAACCCACTCCAAATTTAACTGCTTTATCATCTTCTTCACTATGTTTTGTTTTGTAAAAAACTCTTACATAACCTCTAGCTTTAATAAATACAACTAGTTCATAACAAAATGCTGTGCCCAACATAAGGGCTAAAATTACGTCTTTCATGATTTTTTGTTTTTTTGTTCTAAATAATCAATAATAAATCCAATAGCAACTAGTATATTCATACCACAAGATGCTATTATTTCATGAATGTCCTCATATATTGTGGACATCAGGTGTACATGACCAACCATCCAGAATGGTACAGATAAGTTTTGGCTTATCCATACCACTAGATATTTTAGAAAGTGTTTCATTTAATCACCTTCTTCATTATTCAATCTCTTTTTCTTGTCTGGCTTCTCCGTAGTGGGATGAGAATTTTTTTTTAGACTGTTCCACCTTACTAATCTCTCCTGAATTTTCTGATTCAAAACTGATTGATCTAATTTCCTTTTGTTTTCTTTCATACTCTTTCCATTCATAGATTTCTAATTCTTTCATTCTAGCAACATCTGCTATAGTCATACCTTCTGGTATACCACCATTTGCTTCAATAATCTGTATACAGACTTCTTTCATTTTTCCCATAATACTAAACTTTTTTCTAAAAACAACTTAATAGTAGTTCTCACATCTTTATGACCAAGAATATCACCTGCTGCTTTTAATTTTTTATAGAATTTTGCATCAAAATCTAATTCTACTCTTACAGATCTTGGAAGTCTGAGATAAATATCAATTACACTAAAGTCAAATGGAAATCTCTGAGCATATACATAAATATTTGCTTGATATGATTTATCAGTATACATCTGAAGTACTAATCTTTTATTGTGATTAACAACATCTCTCTTAACTCCAATAGTTTTAGCAATAGTATGCTCTGACATCATAAATTTATAAGCAAGAATTCCGATAAGATAACTTCTTTGGTCTACAAGAACTCTTTTTCTAGTTTTGTAGACAAGAGGTTCAAGTGCTTTAAGCACATCCTCTTTAGTGTAATCTTCCATTTTAAATAAGATCTAATTCAACTTCTTCTTCCTTTACTTTTTCTACTTCAGCAATTAATCCTTCTATAGGAAGAAATCTACTGCTGTCATAGTACTCATAAGGGAATGATTTTTCTGATAGAGCCACTTCTTTTAATCGGACTCCAAGTCTACCTTGTTGCAGACCCATATTGACAACTTCAACAACTGTATAAACTATACCTTCTTGTATCCATTCATCTGATGATATTTTTGCTGGTTTTTTACTTGAATCAATGCATATAACTTTCATAGGCTTCAATTTCTGTTAATAATTCTAGTTCTTCTAAGTTAGTTTTAATTTCTAACATTTCTAGAAAATCACCAGTTTTAACAGAGCATTTACCTTTGTTATGAGTTATAATAGCACATTGTTCAGCTTGTAATGGTTCATGTTTACAATGTCTTATAAGACATGCCACTACATATAAAAAATCATGAACATCATCATTATACAATACTAATTTATGTGTTTTTGAATCTTCCATATAACTCCAATATACGAAAAATTAAGGGGTTAATCTAATTTAACCCCAAAATCTTTCCACATTATTTTACTCTGATCAAATCCTTCTAGAGCTTCAGTAACCCATTTCTCATCAATTGTATCCATATAACATAGTATGTGTACAATTGCTTTATCATCTGGATTAAGTCTTAGTAATCTACCAATTCTTTGAGCTGCTTTTCTTTCATTACCATATGAATGCATAATAATACCCTGTTTAAGATTAGGAATATTAACACCCTCATTTAACTGCAATACAGTAGAGAGTTTATTAATCTTTCCTTCTTTAAACAATAGTAAATTATCTTCAGACTGTTTATTACCACTGTGGTAACTATATTCACATAGTAAGTCAGCTTGAGCTTGAGTATTAGCAAACACAATACACTTAGTCTGTATACTATTCATTAAAATTCTAGTATACTTTTCTTTACTAGGATATTCCATAAGTGCTTTCATTCTCATAACTCTAAGCATGTGCATATTTCCAGATCCTACATCAATTCTTCTAGACCAATAAATATAGTTTGATTCTTCATCAGTTAACCATTTCTTACCACCTTGATTAACTACATAATTCTTTTCTTTAGATAATTCAAGTTTGTGGACAATAATCTGATAATCATTTAGTATTCCATTCTCCACAGCATCATCTGCTTTGAATGTATATACTACAGGACAGAATTCATTTACTAACTTACCTTTTTCTGAATAACCTCTCTTAGGAGGAGTGCCAGTCAAACCCAAAATCTTACCAGTATATAACTGTAAGAATCCCCGGTGACTGTCTAACAAACTATGAGCTTCGTCTAAATAGACAGCATTATAGTCATTAGGATTATGTTTATTCAAACTTAGATAAGTAGTAAATACCATTCTACCTAATAAATATTCTTTTCCAAATTTTTCTGCATCATCTTTCCAAGATTGGAAGATTGCTTTTTTTGGAGCAACAATTAGGACTTTCATCAATGGAGTAGTATTACGTTCTATATGATTGAGACCTACAAGAGTCTTTCCTACACCAGTACCTAAAACCACACTACATCTTTTTTGTCCATCAGTTGCAGCTAATGCTTCTAATTGAACTTTATCTTTTGTCATAAGTTTATTTTAAGTACTATTAGTTCTTTAGCTTTCTACTCCCAGCTCCGAGGAATTGTATATAACTTAGCCCATCTCACCGCTGTTTGGGAACTAAAGTTTACTAATAGCATTTTTGTAAGTTTATTTTAACCATCCCATTATTCTAGATTCTGCAGGATTTGCATGAATCCAATCATGACAATTTCTACAAACTGCTAACCAAGTACTTTGAACCAAGTAAAAAGCTTCTCTATTACTACCAGCAAATGTGTGGTGTATATCAGTTGCACCATTAGTACAACCTGCTACTTTAACCATACAAAGTTGATTTTCATTTAGATACCTTTCTCTGAGTTTAAGATACTCTTGGTCTTTCTTTTTCCTTTTAGAAGAAACCAGAGGGATTTTATAATCAGTTGGTTTCTGTGAACTGTTATTATCAATGGCTTTTTGGCAACTCCAACAATATTTACAGTATTTGAATCCCTCATGGTTTTTCCAGATGACTGTCTCTTTCTGACAGCCATCACAGATTTTAAGTTTCATAGTAGTTCTTCAGGAAACTCACCTTTTGACTTAGTTACGGCAGGAGTCTTTCCACTTCTTAATAAAGTTCTAAGACCATCCCAGAATCCAGTAGCTAAATAACAACTATGTACTACCACACCCTTTGGAATTACAATAAATCCAATTAAGGTTGTGTGATATCTGTCTTCATTATGTAGCCAACTCATACCTGCATGATAATAATCATCTTTAGGTACATAAATAAGCCAATGAGTTTTTGTTTTCCAAATAACTCTTCCTTGTACGGTGTCTATGCTAGATCTATATCCAGGTTCCAGACCACCTCTTTTGTCATAAAATGTTTTCATACTCTTTGATTTTTAAGCTGAGGTAGACTGACCGGTGCTTCTTTTAAACTTAAAAAGTTTTTAGGTAGTATACCTTCGGCTATAAAGATATTGATAATTTGATCTTTATCAATATTTAAATCTTTAAAAGTTAGAGTATTCTTAAACTTTTCATCTACATCGTTTAATGTAACAAGCTCTTTTGTCAATTTAGCATTTGGAAATAAAGTTTTAAATATACTATTTGTATATTCAATTGTAACTTTTTGTTTGTGTGTATTAAGAACATACTGTGATTTCTTAAATACATTCATTATCCTTTGCTTTTTCTTACTACAGATTGTGGCTAATTCTTTTTCATTAAGAGCATCTAGACCATAGAGTGCTCTCTTATACAAGTAATTCTGATATACAGAATACTTGTCTTGTTCATATTGCATATAGGTTTTACCTGCATGCAATTGGTAATCTCTTACCTGTTGTTTTAACTTTTCCATTTTAATCATACAATTTTACATTCATAAAAAAGAGAGAGTATCACTAATGACACTCTCTCACACTAACTAACTAAATACTATCCACCAATTGAGAAATCATCAGATGGACGTGCATTTTGGATTGCAGAAGATTTACCTCTATTATATGCTGCTTTTAATTCTTCAACATTATCGTGTTTGATCAAAGTATCTGCACCTATTGCATCAAAACTAAACTTTGTTCTACGATAGATTGGTAATCCTCCCAAAGTACATACAATACCTGTTTCTCCAGCTACTTTAAGATCTCTCTCTGGAGTTTTATCATTGAATGGTTCCAATGATTCTTCTACTACAATTTTACCATCTAACTGTTGGCCAGCAAAGAATGCTGATTCTTTTAATTCAGCCAATGTACCAGGGATCAATGCACTAATTGGTTTTCTACGTAAGAAACCATTGTCATCAATCATTGTTCTTACTTGTTGTACACGAATATAACCATACTCTGGGTTATTGTTTGATACATTTACAACAGCTCCTGTTGTTTCATCAGCTAATACTACTACTTTAGAGTTCATAACTTTAAGTTTTAAATAATTAATAAATAAATTGATTGTTGAGTAGATACTAAGTCCTTAATTACTCAGGTTAAGGGTAGTTGTGTAGTATAAAACTACATATCCAAATTTTCAGATAAATCAATAATATCATCAAATGGTATATCATCTGATACAATATTATTTACTTCTTCATCATCCGTAGGAACGAATTCAAAGTCATAATACTTTTCTTTTCTGTTATTAGAAATAGCAGATCCAGTAAAAGGGTCCCTAATATGTTCACCATAGTCAATTGACATGAGGTACTGTATATCTTCATCTGTAAGATCAAGAAATTCCTCTGTAGTGAGGTGAACTACTTTCCCATTAGGGAGTTGATATTGCATTACCGGCATAAATATGCAGATAAATATATATCATTTATTAAGATGTTGTTGGTTTAAACCAATAATATTTAGCAATATATAGCTAACAATGAAAAGGGGAGCATTTCTACTCCCCGTATCATTTGGTCTGGAAAAGTATACGCACAGATATACTATCTTTAAAAATCTTCAATAACTTCTAGTTCATTAGCTCTTACATATGTACTATCTTTCTTAACATTACCTTTATCATCAATACCTGTATATTCTACATGATATTGTGAGTATTCATGATAACCTCTGAAATCTCTAACAGTAACAATAATACAACCATCAGAATCAGCATACTTTTCTCTAGTAAGAGCTTTGTCCATACCATAACCAATAGTACTTATAGGCATTCTACATAGAGTACCATCAGGTATAGTATCCGGTAATTTATTACCAATTGTAAGTTTAAAGAAATATTCAGTTGCTTGCTGACTACTACAAATCATAGGAGTAATGAGCTTAATAAATTCCTCAGAATTAGAATCCTTAATGATCTTACTGAGTGCTTTTGCTACATCAGTTTCATCATAATTTACAGATATTCTCATACTTAATCATTTAATCTTCTATGTTGTCTTATTTTATCTAATAAATCATCATTAAAGTGTGTAAAAAAACTTTTATCTAATATTTTAACTGTACTATTTTCAGGAAATACAGTAGGAATAATAGATTTCTTTACACCTTTACTTAGAGGGTTTCCGTTTGTGTCTGTAACGTCTACATTCAAATCAAATCCTAATACAGACTCAATAAGATATCTATCCATTTCCAAATATATTTTTAAGCATGTTATGTAATCTATTTCCATACTCATTTTTCTCAATAATTTTTGCCATCATTAAACTAGCAAATACTACTTCATTAGTATGAACACATTCATTTATTGCACTTTCTAAAGCTAAATGTACTCTTGAATTTTTTTCAAATGCATCAATACAAACTTTCATTATCTCATCTGCTCTTACATCTCTAATACCCAAATTTCTGTGTAATAGTTCTGCTTCGTCATCAATAATTAAAAGTTTATACTTTCCTTTTTCATTAAGGTAAGTTTTCTTTTTTCTTTTAAATAATCTTTTTAACCATTTCATAATCATAAATTTAAATTAAACAATAAAAATAGTAGTCCTGCTTGGATTCGAACCAAGGACCTACTGCTTAGAAGGCAGTTGCTCTATCCACCTGAGCTACAGGACTAACAAATCAATAAGATTCTTCTTCTGAAGGTAGACGTAACCAGTCTGCATCTTCTAGAATCCACATCTCACCAACAAAACCATCTGGTTTTAATACATACATTGTATTACTAAATTCTAATACAATGTGTTGATCTTTTCTTTTTGTAATCTCAACAGGTTTATCACCTTGAATTTCAATTACATTCTGTACGAATTTTTTCTCTGACCTAGAGAGAAAGTTTGGGAGATCTTGTGATAATCCCATTACACTAACAAATGTGCTAAACATAAAAATCATATTTTTCATAATCATTTACTTACGGCATATGCCCATATTAATAATCCAACTGCAATTACAATAAATCCATATAACATCCATTTAAATGGTAGCATTCTCTCTTCAATTTCAATACTTTCATCAATACAGGCTATTGTATGTTCTATCTCATTTCTTTTTAATAGATACATATCTGGATTTAATTCAGCATAATGAAGATCATATAGTTCATCATATAATTCAGTTCTTCTTTTTCTTAATTTTTTTAAACTCATAGTATTATCTTTTATCGATTACTAATATTGAACATGTTCCTAATATAGCAGATAGCATAAAAATAAATGTTGAAACATGTATCATACTTGGTTTAACAAACATGCTAACTAATGAGCCCACCATAATCAATAGTGAAAAAATTATAATTGAATAAATTACGTATTTCATAATTATTTTTTTTGATTTAATAAATACTGTGACCACACTAGGGCCATCAACAATAACATTACTACTATCTCTTTCATAATCATTGTTTTATAAACAAATAATTCGGCATATATCCTCCATAGACAAACTTGGTTACTTTACATAACCATGCTTTCTCTACTCCAGGACAATCAAATATTTTATATTCTGCACCACCATAAATGTGATGTAGTTTTTTAAGTTTGATTGCATTTTCTATTGGTGTCTCTGAAACTTCTATAGTTGCAGTATTACTATTATTTGATAATATATCAAGTAACGTATCAGCACCTGCCACCATTTCTAAATCAGCTTTATCACCTGTCCATTCTGGTAAATCAATATACCATTTGTTATCTTCTTCTTTTTTAAATTTTAAGTTTTTCATAATATTTTAAATTAAATAGTCACCAAGTGACAAGAATATATAGCTAAAATCAAATGCAAATACAATGTCAAAGACCTTCTCTTCTACAAAGGCAAATACAAATACTAAGTCTCATTGTTATCAGCCAATTGCATATCATGCATAACCTGTCTGATGATGAGTTCTATCTCAGTTTTTATAGTTTGAAGAGAAGCGGTTTTAAATGTATAACAAACATTTTTTCTTTTAGTTATAATGGTTATCAACCATTGAAGTTCTAAATTCTTGTCACTAGGTGTAAAGAGTAAGAGAATCAGCTTGTGCTTATCTCTTACTCACCTGATTAATACTCTATTTCTCAGCAGTAATGAACATGTCAATTACATGCTGGAATCTAGGATCAACATTGATTCTCAATGCTGCAGCAGATTTAATATCCAACTCACGTTGACTATTAAATTCCATAGTAAGTTTAAGTATCTCACCTTGATATGCATCATAAGCAGTCTTATAATCTTCCATCAACTCTTTTTCAAGTTTTAAGAATATAGATGCTTTATCTGCATTCAACTTCTGAATACGTGCATTCTCATCACTAACCAAGTTTTTAACTTTGGCTTTGTAATAGTTTACACGTTGCTCATACTTTCTATGCTCTTCAGCAATTTCTTCATGAACATCCATCAAGATAGGAGCTAAATGATGTTTAGTCACCTTCACTGGAGTCTTCTTACCTTGCTCAACTTCAAACCACTCAATACTAGGTATATTTGGTAACTCTTTTCTTAATTGAGTTAACTTACCTTGTTTATGAATGAATTGACCAAGATGAGAAGCCATTGCTTCTACTTGAAGATACTCTGAATACTCAGCATCTGATAATTGAGACCAACCCCATGACTCTGATACATCATACAATACATCATAATCTGGTACTACTGGTCTCTCAGGTGCTATAAGATGAGAGAAATCAGGTCTTGTATCCTTTATTCTTTCTATTTCAGATTCTTTACTCTTAATAGCTTCCATCAAGAATGCTTGACATGCATGTAGATCACCTTTATTCTTCAATAAATCAAGAATGTTACCTGGCATAGGCACTCCATCTTGTATTGAATATACTTGACCTTCAACTGTAATAGACTTACTACAGTTATTGTAAGAATCCAATTCTCTTTGGATTTCTTGAGCATTTTGATTACACAAATTGCTAATTGATTGTGCTTGAGACATACTCAAACCTTTTGTAGATAAATTTCTCATAAGTTCTGTTTTTAGAGATTTGTAAATTGATTAATAAGTTTAAAAAATGGACAGTTTGTCTTCATGTCCAGGAATACGTAGCATATCACTACCTTTCTATTGTATCTTAGAATGGGAGATCAAAGAACATCTTATCAAGTTCTTCATCCCATTGTCTTCCTGCATAAGAATGTATATTCTTTCCAGGAAATAGTTTCTTTGCACATTTTATTGCAATAGCATCATCATATACTCCATAGTCACCTGACTTGTAGTATAGAATCACGTTATCTTCAAAGATCTTGATCCAACCACCATTAACAGTACCATAATCATCAGCATAAAAAATACTACTGATATCACTGTGACCATTAGATACAAATCCATATGGATCCCAACAGAATCTGTATGAATTATCATCATAATGATCCTGCTGTATGATGAACTTGATACCTTTAGTTACCTGAAAGTTGCTAAAATCAAGTTTTTGTGAATATACTTCATGAGCAATTTTTCTCATCTTTTTATTCAATTCAGAATTCTTATCAGATTCTTGTCTCCACCATTTTTCATAATCTTCTTTGGTAGGTCCATCTTCTTCTTCTTCAACAACAGATTGTATAGATGAAGCTTTGACAGCTTCTTTAATCATATCCATTCTTGCTGCAAGAGTAATGATTTCATTTTCTTGCTCAACTTGAAGTTTATATTTATCAGGTTGAATGACAGATAGAAATAAATCCATCTCATCTTTAGTAACATGACTATTCCACATACCACCAGCAAATGACTTGAAGTCACTAGTTGGTACAGAGAATATATTATGTTTAGTAGAACAAGTAATACTATTTCTACCATATGTCTCTACTTCATAAAGACCTTGTTTTGAATTTAAATGAATTTTCATTTTAAGTTTATTTTTTAAGTTTATATTTAAGTTAATTGTACTCTCACAAGGTTGCAATCCTTAAATTATACAAGCTTTAGGAATAAGTTCCGACTTTAGTGCAATGTATAAGTCCACATTATTTAAAGAGGTGTACCTGCTTGGATGAGAGTAATGAGCAGTTTTAATTCATGCTCAGGAAAGGT